TCGGGTATTGACGTTTATGTATATACGATTATTAAAACAGCATCGGCTACATTCACGGTGCTAGCTTCTCAAACTAAATTTACCTGAGATTGATATGCCGGTTATTCAACGTTTAGCTGCTGGAGGTGCTCGGGGTTTTGGCTTTGGTGTAGGCGGCGTCGTTTACTCTGGACTTATTGTTGAGGCTGCTACAGGCGTTGACGCTATAACTAATTTACGTACACAAGAAAGTATTATTACAGAAACCGCTACAGGTGTGGATAGTCTTAATGGTGGGGTGTTATTAACTAGTGCGGTTAACGAAACTTCTAGTGGTGTAGACGCTGTTTCTAATATTTTAATTTATGGTTCCAGCATAAACGAAACTTCTTCTGCTTCAGACGCAATTGATGGTGAAGGCGGAGCCCCTGCGATTGGTACGTTTATTTACGGGGGGTATTACGCAGGAATGATTGATTATAGTGGTACAGGTGCTGGGCCTTTCTACTACCTAATTGTTGCACCAAAATCTACGCAGTCTCTGCAAGATTACAAAACAACCGATACAGCCACAGGCGGCGCTAATTCGCTGGTAGATGGTGCGGCTAATACTTCTTATCTCGTTGGTGTAAGTCCAACAACATATCCCGCTGCGGGGCATTGCGATGCGCTTACCACAAACGGATACACGGATTGGTATTTGCCCGCTTACTATGAATTAGAAATTTGTTACTACAATCTCAAACCTACAACCACTTCCAATAATACGTCGTCGAGCACAACTAACCCTTACGCGGTTCCTGCACGAAGTTCCCCCTATACAACTTCCTCCCCAGCGCAAACTTCGGTTACGTTATTCAAATCGGGCGGCTCAGAAGCGTTTCCTGCTAGCGCCCATTGGACTTCTACTAACCAAGCCACTGCATATGCGTGGACAAAAAATTTTGGCGCAGGGTCTGTTTTAGCTACGAATAAGAGCTACTCAAATTATGTTCGGGCTATTAGAAAGGTGGCGGTGGCATGATGGATGACAAGACTCATGAGTTAGCAGTACTTAAGGCGCAAGCTAAGATCCGGTTAGAGGAACTTAAGGCCCAAGATTCTGCCAAAGAAGTTGCTGGTAAAGCGATTGGTGAAGATGGGCTGTTGTACATCTTCCTGATTGTGCTCGTGGGCGTTGGCGCTTCGCTTTTCCTTGATGGTGAAAAAATCGCGGCTGTTATGGGTCTTCTTGGCGCTTCACTTACTGCACTCATCCAGATGTTAAATGGCATTGCTGGCACTGCTGCAAAACAAGAGAAGCCTGAGTTTGAAGTTATTAAAGATCTTATCCATCGTCTTGACAAACTAGACCGTGCCGAACAACCCATGCAAGTGGATGTAGAAGGCAGCAAAGTAACGGTAAAAAAAGGTCAAGACATCGTAACGGCTAAGGGGTAATCATGCTCTCACTCCTCTCCACGCTTGGTGGGCTACTGATCTCGGGCCTGCCCAAACTGCTTGATTACTTTCAAAACAAAGCCGACCAAGCCCATGAGCTTGAGCTTGCGAGGATGCAATCGGAGCGCGAACTTGCGCTAGCTAAAGAAGGCTTCATTGCCCAGCAACGTGTGGAAGAAATCCGCACCGACCAGATCGCCATGCAGACTGACGCTCAAATGACAGTTGCAGCACTGGATCACGACAAGCAGATCATTGAGAAGTCAAGCAAGTGGGTGGTGAATTACATTGGTACGGTGCGGCCTAACGTCACTTACTTGCTTATCCTAGAACTTATCGCTATCAACGCTGTGCTTGCGTATTACGTCTGGCAGCACCCTCACCTTGTGCAAAACATTGACGACTTGATTCGGGTTAGCGCCATTATCTTTTCCGACGATGAAATGGCAATGCTTGGCGGCATCATTGGGTTTTGGTTTGGCTCCCGTAGTTGGCAGAAAAAATGAAGACAGGGCAGGCTGGCATTGATTTGATGCACAGTTTTGAGGGCAAGAGTCTTAAGCCTTACTTATGTCCCGCTCATATTTGGACGATTGGTTACGGTCACGTTTTATACCAAGATCAGATCAAGCTACCTGTATTGAGGAAAGATGGCTATACCGGCATCCTTCGCAAGGACTACCCGCTTGCAGCCCAAGATAATCGCACTTGGTCGCAGGAGGAGATTGATCGCCTTTTTGAGGATGATCTCGTCCGTTTTGAACGCGCTGTTCTTAGAATGTCTCCTAATCTTGCTGGCCGTCAGTCAAGCTTCGACGCTGTGGTCAGTTTTGCGTTCAACGCTGGACCTGGGCGTTATCAGAGTTCTACGATAAGAATAAAGAACAACCGTGCCGACTATGAAGGTGCAGCAGAAGCGTTTATGATGTGGACTATGGGCGGGGGCAAAGTGTTACCGGGATTGGTGCGCCGCCGCAAAGCTGAAAAAGCGTTGTACCTACGGGGTGACTAATGCCACTCAAGAAAATACTTTTTAAGCCCGGAACAAACCAAGAAAATACTAGATATACAAATGAGAATGGTTGGTATATCAGTGAGAAGGTTCGGTTTCGTCAAGGCACCCCCGAGAAGATTGGTGGGTGGCAGCGTATTTCTCCTTACACATTTCAAGGTGTGTGCCGGTTTCTTTGGAATTGGGTGACACTTAGTTTTGAAAACCTGCTCGCTGTTGGTACCAATCTAAAGTTTTATATTGAGCGGGGTGGGGCTTACTACGACATCACGCCCATACGAGAAACCGCAACCTTAACAAACCCCTTTACAACGGCAAGTGGTTCAGCCGTTGTGACAGTAACCGATGCTTCTCATGGGGGCGCTAACGGAGATTTTGTAACTTTCAGCGGGGCTTCAGCAGTTGGAGGACTAACGCTTAATGGCAACTACCAGATAGCAAACGTTACAACTAATACGTACACCATAACAGCCGCATCAAATGCTTCAAGCACCGCTACCGGTGGAGGTACAGTAACTGCTAAATACGAGATTGACGCTGGCCCCGCCATTCAAGGCGCTGTTATTGGGTGGGGTTCTGGTGGCTGGGGTATGGGCGGCTGGGGTACGGGTGTTGCTGGTACTGAGCGGTTGCGATTGTGGGACGCCCAGAACTGGGGGGAAGATTTAGTTTTTGGGTATCGGGGCGGACCCCTCTATTATTGGGATGCAACCAATGGTGTTACTACTCGCGGTGTTGCTCTTAATTCGATTGGTGGAAATGTAAGTTTTACGTCAGCTTCCCCCACTGTTGTTACGTTTGCTTCGGTTCTATTGTCCGAGGGCACTGCGGTTAAATTCAACACTACAGGCACAATGCCTTCTGGGGTCACTGCGGGTACAACGTATTACCTGCGAAATGTGGATGGGGCTACAGCAAACATATCGGCTTCTCCTACTGGGGCGCTGGTTAACGCCGCATCTACTGGATCGGATGTTTATGTTTCTGAACTTGTCGATGTGCCATCAAAACAAAATGGCATGATTGTTTCGGATACGTCTCGGTTTCTCCTACTCTTTGGCACGACAGCTTATGGCAGTGCAGTGCTCGACCCGATGCTGATCCGTTGGGGTAACCAAGAGTCGGTTACTGATTTTGTCCCCGCCCCCACAAACCAAGCAGGTAGTTTGCGCCTGTCCCACGGTTCACAAATTATCTCTGAGCTTCAAACACGGCAAGAAGTTTTAGTGTGGACTGATTCGGCGTTGTACTCCTTGCAGTACCTCGGCCCTCCGTTTGTGTGGGGGTCTCAGTTACTTGGTGACAACATATCTATCGTCGGGCCAAACGCTACGGCTGTTGCTTCGGGTGTGGTGTATTGGATGGGGGTTGATAAGTTTTACACCTATAACGGGCGGGTGCAGACACTTCGCTGTGATCTAAGGCGGTATGTTTTTTCCGACATTAACGTCTCGCAGCTTGATCAGATCTTTGCCGGAACAAACGAAGGCTTTAACGAAGTCTGGTGGTTTTACTGTTCTACCAATTCCACGGTAGTTGATAAGTACGTTGTGTACAACTATGCAGAAGATATTTGGTATTACGGCACGATGGGGCGCACGGCTTGGCTTGACTCGGGGTTACGCAACTACCCTGAAGCAGCTACGTACAACTACAACGTTGTTGATCATGAATACGGGGTGGACGATAACGCCACAGGTACAGCCACCGCAATTGAAGCTTATATTGAGTCGGCTGAGTTTGATATTGACGACGGGCAGAACTTTGGGTT